TCTGTTCTATTCTCATCCACTACACTCTCTGTTATGATTTCAACTAAGATGTCGCCAAGAAGAGTCTCGAACTCTTCGTGATCTTCCTTCGTTAACGAGTCAACATTGATATCGATCGGTGACTCAACGATGTCGTAGTCAAACTTAAGAACTGCTTCATCATCTTCCTCGTGTACGAATTGAACCGTGTGGTAATGATATATAATACCATCAAATTTGTCGGATGTCAATTTAATTCTGGCGAGATCTTCATCCTCGTATTCATCGTGCAGTACTTCATACTTTTGCATCTTCGAGTTCCTGCTCTTCTTCGGCCTCGAGTACATCCATCATAGCGTTCACTTCTTCATCCTCATCTAATCCATAGGTAAATTCTTTTTTAGCTGCTTCATCGAGTTGATCGAGGATTTCTTTTGTAAAGTATTCCTCAGGATTATCGTTGATTGTTTTACCGAATACCTTCTTTCCATCTGGCAGCTCGATACGTGTCGATACCTTCTTGAAGATATCATACTTCTCCGCAAGTTCAACGAGACCGTAGTAACGATCTAGTCCCGTTTCATAATTCAGTTTGACTTCTACGTCTTTATTCTCTTTCGTAAACCGCGACTTAATCATACGACAGCGAATAATGTTACCTACTACATCTTTACCGTCTCGGTCCTTCTTCTTAGAAAGGAATACGATCTGCGATGCAGTATACTTCAGACCAGAACCACCGCCCATCTCTTTCATTGGTACGTAGGAACCAATAACATCATAGACGTGATTGGTGATAATAAGAGGTACGTTGACCTTCGCGAGTTTAAGATTAAGAACTCGGAACGTAGCCTTAATAAGTTGTGCCTTAGTCATGTCACGAGTTTCTTTACCCTCGTGAGTATCTTCCACTTCTTTTGTAGTGGATAGCTGACCGAGTGAATCGAGAACCATAAGCATAGGAGGACGTTCATCCTCAGGAGCCTCGGCGTATCGTTCAAGGATCTGGAGAGCTGTATGTCGAAACTTTTGAATAGTATCCGGCTCTGAGACAATAACTCTTTCTGAGTCAATGCCACGAACCTCCATCATGGACTTTGTAACAGCAGCTTCAGTATCAAAGTAGAAAACAGCACCAGTGGGATTATCACTGAGGAAACGCCGAACCATACCCAAAGCAAAGAAGGTTTTTCCTGTAGCGCTTTCACCTGCGAGCGCAAGAACCTTATTATTCGGGGCACCACCAAAAATGGAGCCAGATAGAGCGGCGTTAAAAATATAAGAGCCGGTATCAATAGTATCGCTAAACTCACTAGAGCCCAGTCCATCAGCTGCGACATTTGTATACTCGTCTTTTAGTTCTGTAACAATATTACGAAAGAAGTCAGTCATCAATATCCTCCGGATGAAGTGATCATAATTAGAATTATATTTTATTACTTAAGTATTGTCAACACTTTTCGGGTCATTATTACCATAGGCAGTAACTGATCTGTTAGGACCGAACGTACCGTTTCTGATAAGAGCTTCTCTGTTCTGCTGCTCTCTTGTGCTGACTGCTGGATCATTATAGAGAGGTTCTTCCCAGTCATCTATAATCTTTTCATCCCAGTCTTCTTCTTCTATAAATCTATCGAGTGTCGGTTCACTATCAAAATCTACATTCATATCGACAACTTCAACAGTTGAATTTGGATCTATCTCATCGACCGCTATGATTTCTTCTTCGACTTCTTCATCCGTTTCAACTTCTATGTCTTTCCAGTCGTCAGCGACATTGACTGCTGTCTTCATCTTCTTCGGTTTGGAAAGTGTCATGTTAGCACAGATGATCAGAAGAACTGCGAGTGGATCGAATACAAAGATGATAGTAATGATCACCCAACGTACTGCTTCTTCAAGAACTGACTTGTTCGTATCTTCATAGAAGAGAGCAGCGATATACTTGATAGGACCTACTTCAGCTTCGAGTTGAAGTTGCTGCTTCTGTAGGGGTCGGGCTTCGTCGCGAAGCTGTTTAATCCTATCGCTCGCTTCAGAAATGATTCCGGCGAGTGAGCCTCTTTCCATACGCTGGCTTTCTCGCACGGCGATGGCTCCTTGCGGACCTCGTATCCTATCATATTCGATAAGTGTCTCGACTGCCTGGTCGAGTTGAGTGATGACCATTTCGGCATCTTTAATTCTCCTTTCCTGTCTCACGATCTGCTGATCGATGGCTCTAATTTCTAGTGAATTATCTCCCCCAACCAACGTCTGATCGATATGAGCTTTGGATAGAAAACCAAAGATGCCCATCGATGTAATGAACATCAGTACTATGACTGATCCTGTAAGATATGTTTTTAGTAACTTCGGACATATCTTCCAGTTTTGATAGAGCCAGGATGCCGTCAGTAGCTTACCTACTTCTAGGACACCACCCATTACTGCTATCGGTATTGCTGCAGCCGCAAAGATGGCCATCAGACCAACAATACTGTACCAGGCAGCAACACCTGATATAGCAATTGCGACTATAAGAGTTAGCCAACCCATATTAGCCTCGCGTGATAGCCAATACTTTATCGATAGTGCTCTTTACCTGTGTTTCGCGATTCGGCCAATGAATGTATTCTTTTTCAGCCGTCTTCAAAAGATTCACTAGAAGCGGCATGATCAACTTCTCGAGTTTATCCGTTTTGCCTTTTACTTCTTCTGTTGCTTGAGCTATCGCGACCTGCACGTCATCTGCTTCCTCTGCATTCCTGCGAGTCATCAGCGTATCGATCTTATCTTCTATAGGTGAAAGCGCATTGAGAACAACTCTCGTAAGATCGTTCTCATCTATCGATGGAGGTGTAGACTCGGCCTCTTCTTGGTTTGCTTTAAATGTGGCTTCGTCTACCGCACTGAAACCATAATCAAGGTTTGCGTATTCTGCGGGTATGTTTATATCAGCCAAAGAAATCCTCCAGTGTATTCTGTTTCTCTACGTTCCAATCAATTGCATCTAGGATGTGTTTGATTGGTTCAAGATAAGATTTGTTGAATTGCATATCGTAGTCCACGAATCTAGAAAGATCGAACTCGTTCGGCATAATAATAGGAAACGCTATCACGTTCTGCTTCGCTGGGTTCGGCATCTTAAGGTATGTGAACTTAATCTTATCTCCGTTTTGGATTGTTTCATATTTATTATTTAGGTTCTTTTCCTTCACCAATTCATTATATTTTCGTGCAGCTCTTACATGAATCGGTGTACCGATACCTTCCTTCTGCTTCTTCCACAGATTGTTAACACCACGAGGAAAGGCAACATCTTCGACGGGTAGACCCTTGAAACTATTCCTGGCTTGTTTGATGAATGCTTGAACTGCAAACTCATCTTCATTGAGAATGATCTTCAGAGTCTTTTCAATCATCTTACGACACACCTGAGGTGTAGAAGAACGAACAGACTCGATGCCCGTTACCTTGAGTTTTGGTGAGCTGTATTGAACACCCTCGTTGTTTAGAACGTTCGCAATATATCGTTTCTTGCCAGTAAACACCACCCGAGACGCAATGATCTCGCGTGCCATAACCATCTTTTGTTCGTATGCGTTGACATAATCCTTGAGTTCCTCGTATGCATTTGCAAGAAGAGGTTCAATCTTCTGTGCGGCTACCTTATCAATGAACTTACATATTTTATCTGGATTAGTTTCGTCAGGCATCACTTTTTCGACGAGATCACCAAGACGAACATACAGACTGTCGGTATCGATAGCTAGGACATAATCAACGTTACCGGTCTTTAGTAATTCATTTAGATATTTATTTATTCGCTGTTCTGCCCAACGAATGGTAAGCTGACCAGAGATAGTAATCGCTTCGGCCATACGAATATCGTAATAACGAAACCACTTATTCGACATTGCGCCATAGAGTGAGTTCATTAGGATCTTGACGGCCCATTGCTGATTGGTATAAAGACTAATCTTCTTTTCTATCTGAGCTCTTTTGTGTATTTCATCCTTGGGAATCTTCTCAAGATCCTGCATAGCTTTGATCGCTTGCTTCTTAGTAACTGCTCGCTCATTGTAGAGTTCTTCAACGATCTGAGGAAAAATACCGTGGATGTCTGTTTGAAAGAGTTGGCCGGTAGAAGATAGGCAGTGATTCTCTGGTATTTCGAACTTACGTTTCTGAAGAAGCGTCTCGACGTCAGCGCCAGCAACAACACCGTCTGCAATAGTTTCTGGTGACATGTTATACTGCATGATGAGATGCGGATAGAGAGAGTTTAAGTCAAACGAACAGACCCAGTCGTGCATACCGGTAATTGGTTGCTTGACGTATGCACCTTCGATACGTCTATCATTATGAACTTCATCTCGCTCAGCAATAACTATGTTACGTCGACGAAGAACGTTGTAGATGTATGTGTCCCAGATCTTCACCGACCCGAAGGATGCGATATAGTTTGAATTTGCTTTATGAGCAAGAGTGAGAGCAAGAGAGATGTAACCGGTTTTATCATCCATTCGCTCGACAAGCTGAGTGTCTCGAATGTTGTAGTCAATAAACTTCTGATGATTTTCTCGATATAGAGCAGCAAGAGAGGAGTATTCGGAGTAGTCGAGCTTCTTCTCACCAAGAACAACATTTGCAATATTATCGAGTTTGTACGATTCTTGATTGCCGTACGGATATCCGAGCTTCTTAAACAGCTTCATAAAGTCAAGCTGTGTGGTACCAATGATCTTATACATGTTACCATCTTTGTTCAACTCTGGCTTGTGACCGAACAACGACATCTTACGTAACTGATCCTCACCAAGTACTTTCGCTATGCGATTGATAACGTATGGCATATCAAACTCTTCTGAGTTCCAGCCGCTGATGATGTCAGGAATGTTATTGTGATAGTGTTGTAGGAAACTCTTGAGTAGCGAGTGCTCGTCCATACACCGTTTGTACTCGATGCGAGTATCCTGAACAATAGAGATCTCTGGTGAGAAACCACCGATGCCCCATGTGTAGAAGGTATCATCGATGCTGCTCTTGATTGTAATAGCTGTAATGGGTTGAGCTGCAAGAGAAGGCTCAGGAAATCCTTGATCTGACTGCACCTCGATGTCAATGAACATAACATTGACCAAAGACATATCAGGTTCGCATCCGTCAGGAAAGCGATCACTAATATACTGTGCTATGTAGTCTCGGTTACCATATATGCGAAAGTTAGTGGCTTCATTCTCTCGAATAAAGTCACGACAATCCATCATGCTGCCAGGTTGGATGGTATCGACATTGACGTTGTCAAGTGTACGATAGTTTGATTCGTTGCGAGTCGGGATGAAGAGGGTCGGTTGAAAGCGAACTTTCTCGACCACTCTTCTGTTCCCTTCGTAGCCAACATAGAGAATGTCAGCTGCTGTACGCTCGACTGAAGTGTAGAAGCTTGCCATACTTTAATTTATACCACGTGCTACTACAATTGTCAACAAGATTACTCCTCAGTCAAGAGTTCTTTTTTCCCTTCAATAAGTTTACCTCCGGACGTAACCTTGATCGTCTTAGGCTTCTTATGATCTGGGATGATGTTTTTGAGCGAGATGAGTAAGATCCCGTTTTCAAGGTCCGCTCCTTCCACTTCGATAGTGTCGGATAGCGTGAACTCTCGTGTGAATGCTCTGTTAGCGATTCCACGGTGTAGAAGTTTCCCTCCGTCTTCTTCATTCGTAACCTTTCC